CCGGGCTACAGCCCTTTAACCCTTACTGTTGAGAGGTGTGAGCCTATGAGAGACCGCGAGAAGAACACTTACCACCCCACTATCACCCGATGGTGGCAAATACTAAACGCCACCACCGGAGCGGTAGTTGGGGCGGGTAGTGATGGACCACATCCCGGGCCGAACGCGACCCACTTTCACATCTTCGACCAACCCTGGTCTTCGGATGCGCGAGTGAAGCCGGTCTGGCACGTGAAGTCCAAGAGCGTGTTTCGGCAAGCTCATCAGGGGTACTACGGTAACGGTAACGTGCACGTCGTGTATGGTCCCGGATCCTATCTTGTAGGGTTTGGGGCCGTGCAAGCGGCCGTGGAAGTCCCCTTCTCTTCTCACCTGTTGCCTATGGACCTGTCGTTCGGGGACTCTGAATTCCAGAATTGGATTTACCAGAGTGTCCAAAACGCGCAGGAATCGTGGCAGCAAGTGCCAACCTCCTTTTCACTTGGTAACAGTATAATCGAGTTGCGCGATTTAGTGCGACTCGGACAGCAGGCGGTTAGTCTTGCCCGCTGGCTGCGGCAAGTGGGGTCGAGGTGGCGCCGAAACGTCGACGGCACTGTCAACGCGTTCTTAGCAGTGAACTTCGGTTTATTGCCGACCGTGTCTGATATCCAGGCGTTGGCCAGGTCTATCTACGCGATCGCACGTCGCCTCCGGTTCCTACGGGATACTCGGGGGCGGCATGTGACGCTGCGACATAAATCCTCGTATACGTACTCTAATCCGGCCCCTGCGGGCTGGGGAGGAACTACGTCTACGTGGATTCGTACTCGGACGACTTACACCTTAGTCCTCGGATGTCGTTTGTTCCATACCCTGGAAGGGCTGGACGACGTGTCCGCTTGGGTACGCGCCTTCGGTGCGTTCGCTGGTTTCAACCAGCCGTTGAGCATCGCGTGGAACGCGATACCTTATTCGTTTCTTGTGGATTGGCTGTATAACGTGGGGAACCACCTAAGCAGCATCCGCATCCCGACGTTTGAGGGTACTTACCGTATCTCAGATAAGTGGTCGTCGCTAAGTGCGACATCCACTGTCGAGTTCACCCACTGGCCCGAACCTTGGGATCTTAGAAATCATCCCTTTGTGTTCGGTAGGTGGGACGTTAAGCACTACACGCGTTCTGCTGGACTCCCAACAGTTTCAGATCCCCTAGGGGTTCTGTCTTGGATGCAACTGCTACTGAGTGGTGCGCTGTTCGTTCAAGGGGTCAACGGGCTTGTGCCACGCTGATCTATCCTTGGGCCAATGGCCGCACAACTGTTTCCACTCACTCGAGGCTGCGGTCTCACTAACAAGGAGCACAGAACCATGTTCGCTGACAACATCACCATAGCAGATGCTGCCGCTGCTAATAAGACTTTTGCCAAGATTTCTCAATCTGGCAACGAGTCTGTTCGCATCGATACAGCCACTACTCTCGCCGATCCTCGGACGATGGTCATCCGTCACACGACAACGGGAAAAGGGGACACACTCTCTGACCGGCACAATGTGCTTTTCATTAGGAAAGCACGTAATGCGGCTGGAGTGGAAGTCTCAATCTCGTGCAGTGTGGCCGAGACCGTCCCGAGGGACGAGACGCTCGCCGCAGAAGTCGACGACCTCGCTGCCTTCGCACTTAACTGGTACGGAGTCGCGGGGAACCGTACGGCCCTCCGGCGCGGGGAGTCGTAAAAGACAACCCGAGGGAGACTGATGTTGTGAACATTGATCGTGGTTCTGTTTGGAGGATTAGACATACATGCCTGACCCGAAAAGCCAGATCGACGCATGCGTCGGGCTCCTTACCTCTCTCATTCGTGATGTCTACGACCTCTGCGCAGACGGTAAACTCGATTGCGAGCGCGATTGCGCCACAGTTGAGCGCCGTTTGTCGAATGAAGGCCTCGGGTTCGCGACCATCGTCCTTCCCCGGTTGGGAAAGGCGGTGGACCGCGCGCTGGAGGTCGGATCTCTCTCTCCGATTCAGGGGTTCGCCCTTGAACGGGGGAGGAAGACACCCGTATTCCTACGCGGTATCTTCAGATGCGCATTCGACGAGGTTGGCTGCCCCAGGGATCCCAGCGACTTGCTGGTCTTTGAGGCGTTCAGAGGGCTACGTCAGATTGCCTATCTCCTCTACAAACTGGAGATGGAATTCTCTGAAGCAGCTCTCGCGGAGCTCACACGAGCTTACGTGGAGCGAGATCAGAGTCTCGGGGAACCCGAGGCTGATCACACTTTGCTTCTTGCATCTCAACTCATCGAAGAGGTGCTCGCAGAGTGTAACCTTCTGGACATCGTTCCCCGGCATGGGCCAGGGGCGGTAGCTACAGGAGAACGTGGGCTGGACAAGTACGACTTTAAACGGAAGTACGCGGCCACCCACGCGGTCTACCCTTCATATTCCTACTTTATGGTAGGGACATCGAGGGAGTTCCTAGACCGGCGTCTTTGGTATGAAGGTCTTCGCGACGAGGTTCCGACCTCTCGGTTGATTTTTGTGCCAAAGGACTCGCGTGGTCCTCGGTCTATTTCTGCTGAGCCGCTGGAACTCCAGTGGCTGCAGCAGGGACAAAGAGGTGTCCTTTACGACGTGATCGAGTCGCATCCCCTAACAAAGGGACAGATTTGGTTTACGTCTACAGAGGTTCATCGGAGACTTGCTCAAGAGTCAAGCCAGACTCGCGAGTGGGCCACTGTGGACCTAAAGGATGCCTCGGACAGAGTCTCACTTGCGCTTATTAGGGCGTTATACCCTGATGACGTGGTGAGATGTCTGGAGGCTACACGGTCTACGCATACTCGTCTCCCAACTGGAGAAACGATGGAACTCAAGAAGTTCGCGCCGATGGGTTCAGCGGTATGCTTCCCCATCCAAGCGTTGACCTTTTGGGCCATCGCTGTGGCGAGTACTGCAACGCTTTCTTCCTGCGGTCGCTTTCACAAACTGAGTCCAGTCTATGTGTACGGTGATGACATCATCGTGCGCACAGCGGACTTAGAATGTGTGACCACTGCGCTCACGCGAGTGGGCTTAGTGGTTAATCAAGAGAAGACGTTTGCACGTGGTCTCTTTCGAGAGTCATGTGGGATGGATTCTCTTGGTGGAGCAGACGTCACTCCGTTAAAGTTAAGACACCTCTTCCTGCAGAGGAGGGGGTCAACGAGCGTCCTCTATCCACACCTAGTTGCGGCTATAAACGCCATGTTCCTTCGGGGATATTGGCGGTCTAGCGAGTGGTTGCGCCAATATGTCACAGACATATTTGGCCCCATCCCCTATGGGTTGGAGTCATCGGCGTACCCTTGCATAGTTGTGGCGAACGCCTGGCTTGCCGAGCTGTTAAATCGGCGCGCAGGTCGGGCCTGGCGATGGGATGAGGCACTTCAGAGGAGAAGCTTCCGTGTTCGACGTGTACGTACAAGTCGGAGACGTAAGCCATCTTTTGACGGATGGGGTCGTTTGTTGCGGTCGCTGGTTGCACCGCCTGTCCACGATCCCTGCTCGTACGACG